CTCTTTAGTAACATACCTACTTTCACCATCTTTACTCGCGACTATACCTCCGAATATTCTTTCGTGTTTTTCTGATTTAAAACCATTTATTTCTATTCTAATGTTTTCGTTTAAGGTTTTATCAAATACAGTTGTATAGCCAGTTGAGGGAGTTTTATAACCCACCTCACGGTATTCTTCTATAGGAACTTGCTGCCACTTGTTTTCCTTTAAGACAACAATTTTTTTTGAAGAAGGTACTTCAAATTTATTTTTATCGTACGTTTCCGCCAGAACTCTTCGAAATTCAAATTCCCCTTTTTTTCGGGCGACAATTGTTCCTGTACAATTAAAACTCCCACCTTCTATTAAATTGTAGTGATTTTTATCTCGTATAAAAGACGCGTCAACAATTTCTTTTTCTTTTTCGTTTGCTTCTTCAAGACTATTGAAAGTAAACAATATTTCTTTTTTAAAGTTTTTTAAACCATATTTTTTAATAGCTAACTTTAAACGCGTACCTGAGCCCATATAACCATCATTTAAATTTTTCGCTTTATGTTGTCCAATATAAACCTTACCGTTAATAAGGTTTGTTATTTTGTAAATGATAAAACACTCTTCCTGTTTTTCCATAATTATCTCCTATAAAAAACATTTTCTTTTATTATTTATAGTTTTGTGTGCTCAGTTGCTAAAAGGCGCTTTCAAGTGTTTTCAAACTCATCTATTAAACTTTGCTCTTCGCCTCTACTCAAAGCTTCAGCTAGCGGAACGATAAAAGATACCATGCAACTATGCTCTGTTGCGGATACAGAGCAACCGACCAGTTCATTTTCCACATTCGCAAAATAATTTCTTTCAAGATAGCAAATAGCTGGAATAGTGTCTGTTCCCACGAAAGAAAGTAAATGTCCAGCGCCTGATGTTTCACAACTTTGCAAAGAAGACATACCTCTCATAGAAAAATCGTGACCTTGGAATTGGACGAAATCTGTATCACCAACAGTTCTCAAAGCGTACTCTGTTAAGATTCTTTTATAAACAGTAGCTATTGTGGCGCTATTGCTAGGCACCCACAAATAGTTAGACATAATTGTCTCTAAGAAATTTGTTAACCAAAAGAACTCACTTTGGGTATTTTCAATAGTTAACATAGGAACTCCGATAGGGACAATAGTTCCTTCAGCGATAGCTTTTATTTTAATTGGGAGATAACCCAAATCATGTAATCTTTTAATGTGATCTGTTGCAGGTTCAACACCTAAAGTGAATTTAATTATACGAGTGTAATCGGCTAAGACATCTTTTAATGGTTTAAAGAAAAAGTTTTCGTTGAAATAATCTATCAAGTATTCTTTAACAAATCCTTGGAATCCAAAAGCTACAGCGTAGTTTGCTTTTTTGTGTCTTGATATGCGTGGAGTCCATGTACTGTAAACTTTAGTAGTTTTTTCGGGATACTGTTCTCTGTGGCTGATTTTATAAAAATCAGCCAATAACATAGGGTTGGTAGCTTTCATTCTTTACCTCTTTAGTTTGTTTAAAGTTCAATAACACAAAGTTTTTCGTAAACTTTACCGTGATAGTTGTCAGGAATAATTGAATTGGTAGTGTAAACTTTTTCAATGTCAGATGATCTACTTAAAATAGTCCCGCGGAAAATATTTACTTCGCAGTGAGATACTATTAAGTAAATACTTCTAGCACCCATTTCTCTTAAAGAACTAGCGGCTAACTCGAAGGTTCTACCTCCTGAACAAAGATCGTCTATAATAACAATATCTTTATCTAAAACATTACCCACCGCATTATATTTGATTATTTCACCTGTAGCTAAGTCTCTTTCTTTAACACCAAAAGCTGTGTGGTACGCATTAAACATTTTAGAGTATTTTTTACAAGCGCCTTGGTCAGGGAAGAAAACCACTGGGCTTTTAATAGATTCATCAGTACAAATTTTGTCGAAGAGTTCTAGTGTTATATACTGGTTAACACTTTTATTGATTAGAGCAGGTGTTACATCAGAATGAGCATCAAGAATTGTAACTTTATCAAACTTCATACTGTTGATAAAATTTGTAACATACTTTAGTGTAAACAAAGATTCACCCATAGCCCTATCCATTCGAGAATAAGGGAAATAGTTTATCTTTAAAGTAGCCCTTCTGTTTTCATCATCTAAAAAAGATTTTACAAACATTAGGTGGATCAAATCTTCATTTGATTCAAACTTCATTTCTATACAAGCCCCATCAAAAGGAGCGTCTAGAGATTTTTCGATACAGCGTGCGTTACAGTTAGTTTCATTATTTGGGAATCGCGTGAAAAGAATACGAGTTCCATTAATTGAGATTGACATGTAAACCTTCTTTCTTTTATTCTTTCGAAAATCTTTCTTCGAAATAATTCGTTATATCAGTGAAATGTGGAATATCACCGAGTTCATTTAAGATACTACCTATCATTTTTTCTGTTAAACCTTCTTGCAAACTATATTTTGTAGATCTATAGTTGCAAAATATAATTTTACAGTCAACTTCTATTGAAGCGATATCTAGTAAATACTTAACACTAGATTCATAGCGCATATCTGTCAATACAACATTTTTACCTTCCGCTAGAGCTAACTTTACTTTTTTTGACCACTCTTCAAACCAAAAATCTGGGTTCGCTTTTATCACTTCATTAGTAAGGCCGTTTAAGAGATCTCTGCCAGTGAAATGACCAAGGTGGCTTTCTGTTTGAGCTCCAATA